GGAAAATTTGTGGCGGATATCGCGAAGGAGGCATCGGTTCTCATCGCACAAACGGATTTTAGGGTCTGTTTTTGTGCGACTGGAGGATCGTTTGGCAATATCTTGAAGCATTTCCCATTGGAGGAGATGCCTTCAGTACCATTCAGACTTCAATGGAGGAAGCAGGATGGTCAGATATTAGGCGCGAAAGGAATAAGCGCCCCTGGTATGACTAGCACTTACATGGAATTCGCGGGAGGCGAATACAGGAATTTGACAATTAACACTTTCAAAGGCCTGTGTGGTGCAATGATAGTCTCCGAAACAGTTGGAGCAGTGATTCTCGGTTGCCATTTGGGTGGAATCGCAGGAACTACTAACGGCTGTTACGGATCCTTGACTCAGACGCAACTTAAGGTTGCAATTGAGGAGTTGAGGAAACCAGAAGGAGTGGTGTTGTCAGGAAGCGCTGGCAATTTTGAGACTCAGGTCTTGGGCATGGATATTATGCTTAAGGATGAGCTTCATTCGAAAAGTCCTCTCCATTACATGCCCCCAGATTCACAGGTTGAATATTATGGGTCGTGTGTTGGAAGGTGCACGCAGAAGTCGAATGTGAAAGTTACGCCCATTAGCTCGGATCTAGTGGAGATTTGTAACTCACCTAACGTCTTTTGCGGTCCAAAGTTTAAACCAGATTGGTATGGATTTCAGGCATGCTTGAGTAATCTCGCTGTGCCTGCACATCCGTATCCTTTTAGGCTTTTAACTTGGGCTTGCAAGGATTTTAAGGAACCGCTTTTGCCGTTGTTTAGATCAAAGTTGTGGAATGGAATTCGTCCATTAACAACTTTGGAAAACATCAACGGGATACCAGGATTACGTTTCGTGGACGCTATTAAATTGAGCACAGCCCCTGGAGTACCACTTAAGGGGACGAAACGCGATCATGTCATTGAAGTTACCGATGGAAACGGTATTGTACTATGGCGTGAATTTGATCCTTCTATCATGGCGGAGATTGAACGTTGTGAGAATTTGTATAGGCGCGGGGAGCGTGCCTATTGTATTGCAAAGGCTTGCAAGAAGGACGAGATCTTGGACAAGGAGAAGTGTCGGATTTTCTACGGAAATTCGATCGTTCTTACGTTCTTGGTCAGGAAGTATTTTCTGCCCATTTTGCGTGTGATGCAGATGAACCCTCTCCAGTCAGAATGTGCCGTAGGTATTAATGCCTATGGACCTGAATGGGAGGAGTTTCACCGGCATGCCACAAAATTTGGCACGAATCGTCTTTTTGGAGGAGATTATGCTAAGTACGATCAAAAGTTACCCTCTCAATTACTTTTCGCATCTTTAAGAATTTTAATTGATTTTGCTAAGGAATGTCCTGCTTACACAGCAGAGGACATCGGCATTATGGAAGCTATGACTGGTGACATTGTGTTTGCCTACATTGCTTTCAATGGGTCTTTGATCGGATTGACTGAAGGAACGCACATTTCTGGAAACTCTTTGACTGTCATTATTAATGGCATTTGTGGGAGTTTGAATCTTCGTTGTTACTATTACTCTGAACATCCTTGTGATGATTTTGAGAAGCGTAGGAAGTTTCGTGATTATGTTGCAGCCATGACTTATGGTGATGACAACATTGGATCGGTGCATCCCGAAGAGGAGAATTTCACAATCAAAGGAGCTTCAGAGTTTCTTGCGAAGTATGGACAAAAGTACACGATGCCCCAGAAGGATCGTGAATTGCTTGACTTCTTACCACCGGAAGAATTTGAATTTCTGAAGCGGAAGAGTGTGTTTTTGCCTGAATTGGGGCAGCATGTTGGAGCACTGGCGGAGAAATCTATCTTCAAGTCCATTCATTGTTTTATACGACCTAAGGGTTGTGAGATGACTGAACTTGAGGCAGTTGCTGTCAACATTGATACTAATTTAGGTGAATGGTTCAATCATGGCGCAGAGTTGTATGAGCAACGGCGTGCGGAGATGAAGCAGATTACGGAGAAGTATGATTTTTCACATATGTGTAAGACATTGAAGATGACATATGGAGATCGTGTCCAGGGTTGGAACGATAAGTATGGGAAGCAGTATCGAATGTTCGCTAAATCGAATGACGCTGCACTTGCGGAGGAGATGGACTTGGACTTGTAAAGTCCAACCTGGGCCATGTCATACCCTTTAAAAATGACAGAGCTGTTTATAGTCAGCTTGCGGAGCAACGCAAAACTATTGTTGTACATTGGTTACCATAACAGATAATTAAGGTAAAGGTAAAATCACCTTGGTCTGTAAAGGCTTTGTGCAATGTGATTAAGCTCTATTTAGAGAGGTTTTGTCAGCCGCCAACGATTCCCGGGAAGCTGGTCCGAGTGTGCCAGTTTCATTATGTAAACACTTACTAAACATAATAATCAAATACGGCGATTGTCAAATATGCAGACATGTAGACAAGACGACCGTATTAAAACAAAGAATCACATGTCTGTAATCGATATTTTATGTCTGCCACTTGAGCATCACCTCATACCAATAGGAGAGGCTCAAAAAGTGGAGACCAAGGAATATCGTCATTGGGAAGGATCCCCACCTGGATTCGAAGGAAAGTTCGAACCGCAGAGTGGAAATGGGACAACCAATGATAACACAATAGTGAAGCTGTCGAATCATGCTGTGTATGAAAACGTTAAGTTTGCCGATCATTACGATCCGTATCTATATGATGTGGATAGTGTGATGGACTCAACAAGACGTCTTCAGGACACAAATGATGCGACTTTGGAGCATTTCTTTAGCCGTCCGATCAAGATTGCTGAACAGGAATGGTCCATCTCTTCTACTCTAGGATTTGATATAAATCCCTGGGCTTTGTATTGGGAAAACCCCCGTGTTATAAATCGTATCGCAAACTACAAGCTTTTACGCTCAAGTATGATGATTAAGGTTATAATTAACGGAAATGGTTTCCATTACGGAAGAGCAATGGTGTCATATTTGCCCTTAGATGTGCATGATAAATTGAGTTCCAATTCTGCGCTAATTCGTGCGGACCTAGTCCAAGCGAGTCAGCAACCCAGAATTTTTCTTGATCCAACTACATCAACGGGCGGAGAGATGAAATTGCCATTCTTCAATTATTTCAACAATACCGACATAGTGGCCACGCAGTGGTCAGATCTAGGTCAATTGTATTTTCGAAGTTTGAATGAATTGAAGCATGCCAACGGAGGAGAAGACAAAGTTACTATTAGTGTCTTCGCATGGGCGACTGATGTGAACATGAATGTTCTTACTTCTAATGATCCTAACCAACTCACGCCTCAAAGTGGGAAAGAGTCAGGTGTAGAGATAGATGAAGCGAACAGGAGTGGAACCGTTTCAGGTCCGGCAACAAAGATAGCAAAAGTTAGTTCAATGCTGTCTAGTGTGCCGTACATTGGACCGTTCGCATCAGCAACAAGTGTGGCCGCAGGGGCCACAGCGAAGATAGCAAAGATGTTTGGATACTGCAGACCACCAGTGACCAAGAATCCTGAGCCATATCGACCCTCGGCAATGTCATCATTAGCAGTGTGCAACGTACCAGATACCGCACTTAAACTGACAATTGATGAGAAGCAGGAGTTGACTATTGACCCTAGGACGACAGGTCTTGGTGGAGTGGACCCATTGAATATCAAGGAGATAGCTAAACGCGAGTCTTATTTAACGACATTCAGTTGGGCGCTCAATGTACCGCCAGAGAGCGTATTATGGAATGCGAGAATTGACCCAGTCATTTGGGCCGAAACAGGAGGCCCATTAGTGGGAGCCGGTCCTTTCCACTTTCCAGCATGTGCTATGGCGGCACTACCTTTCCGATACTGGACTGGCACGATGAAGTTTCGATTTCAGATCGTTGCGTCCAGTTTCCACAAAGGTCGTCTGAAGTTTGTATATGATCCAGACTTCATTGCTACTAATGAATACAATACTAATTACACTAAGATTGTAGACATTGCGGAGGAAAAGGATTTTACTATTGAGATAGGTAATGGACAAGATACTACACTCTTGTCGCACCACAGACCAGGAATAGATTCAGTGACACAAATGTATGGAACCAACGGGTTTGGATCCAAGGAAGAAGGAAATGGTGTTATTGGTGTTTACATTGTGAACGAGCTTACATCACCAGATAGTACAATAGACAATGATATTGAGATCAACGTCTTTGTGTCTATGGGAGATGATTTTGAAGTTTTTGTTCCAGATGATTACTACATGAATTTCACATTTGCTCCAACGCCTCAGTCTGGCAGGGAAAGTCAGTCAGGCACTGAGAAGTACATTAGTTCTCCTCAGCAGGAAGAAGCCGAACAATTAGGTCCATCCACACAGCGGACAGAATTAATTAATCAAATCTTTACAGGAGAGGCGATAAGTTCATTCCGTACCATGCTTAAGCGTTACAATTTACACAGTTCCATTGGGTCTTTGACCAATGCGGATACTGTGGCAATTGGACGCCGAGCGCACTTTCCCTTGTATAGGGGAGGTGTTTATGGCGCTGTTGATTCTACTTTAGCTGGCAACCCATACAATTACTGCAACACAGTATTGTTACATTGGGTCGCAACAGCTTTTTCAGGTAGAAGAGGCGGAATCAGATACAAACTGGTTCCTCGTGGAGCACACCAAAGGGCTAATAGAGCAACGGTTCAACGCACACCACTGGTGACAGGGGCGTCGAATTATGAGGAAACTAACCAAGATTACCCTGGTTACAACACTGCGAAATCTGCACATCGGTCTGTAGTTAAGGATACTATGCTGAATGAGTATGAGAAACCATTTGTTGGTGCTAATGGCATGGTTTTAGCAACCAACCAGATTAATGGGATTCTCGAGTTTGAAATGCCTTATTACTCACCCTACAGGTTTACGCCTGGTAAGACAGGTGATGAGACAACAGGGCAATTCGTGGAAGCAGCATGGGACTACAGATTAGAGAATCTGGGAAATGATACAGAGACAACGGACGTTTACGTTGCTGCTGCAGAAGATTTCCAGACATTCTTTTGGACTGGTCTGCCTCGTATGTATTATGAGGCAACTCCACCTGTGTAAGTGGAGAAAAAGGGACACAACCCTTGGCAAAAATGTAGGGACAGACACCTTATCAAAAATGTAGTTATATAGATTTACTAGCCGGAAAGAAAATCTTACTGTACTGTGGCCGTACAGGTGGATACATCGTATCTTAATTGGCCGCGCCGAATGAGTTTCACTCTGGAATTTCTCCTGGCGCTGCCAGGTTTCAAGGAGTCACAACTTTATAGCGCGGCCCAAAGCACACTTAATGTGCTGATTGGGAGAGGATTACTACTTTGTACATGCCTCTCCCAAGCGTCTGGG